TTGGTTGAACCAGATGATGATTTTGGATTTAATGGTAATGTTGAAACTTTCTTCGACTCCAAATCATATAGTCCAACACAACAAAAAGACATCTAATGAAGACAATGGCTAACTATGATTCTATTGATAAGGCGTTAAACACAAGTAGTGCAATTGATGTTACCCCTGTTAGTAAACCACAAAAAGTGGAACCTACTAAGGATGATGTCAAAAAAGACTATGATTATACTCGTGCAAATTTGTATTCATTAGTCGAAAAAGGTCAGGAAGCACTTAATGGTATTTTAGAAGTTGCAGGTGAAGGTGGTAGTGCTAGAGCATATGAAGTTGCAGGTCAGATTATAAAATCTGTTGCAGATACCACTGATAAATTGATGGATCTTCAAAAAAAAGTTAAGGAAGTAGACGAAGATAAAAAACAAACAACTAATAACGTGACAAATAATGCATTATTTGTAGGTTCAACTTCTGAATTATCAAAGATGTTAAAACAAGGAATACTAAATAATAAAGAGAATTCTAGTTCTAATGAGTGATTCTGTAACGATAGAAAATTCTGATAACGAATCTTTTGCAGAAGTAATTGATATTATTGGTCAAAACGTGCTAGTATGACAAAAGCAGAAAGACTCTCTGCTGCTCGTAGAAAAAAGAAAGCAGATCCAGGTCAACAAGCAAAATCTGGTGCTGCAAAACCAACTTATGTCTCAACTGATAGTCCAAGGAAAAAGAAAATGAAAGAATCTTATGGTGGAACAGGTGTATCTAGAAAAGCAAGACTAGCATCAACACATCCTCCTACAGCACAAGCAGCTATCAAAAATATTCCTACGGAGACTGATAGGGGTTCAGGTAATAAGGCAAAGAGAAGAGCAGGAATGCCTGTTGATAAAAAAAGTCCTACTTATAAGGCATATGTTGCGAATAAGAAATCAGATAATATGAGTGAATCTCATTATGGTAAATCAGTTAATAAGATTCCAAAAGAATTAGATAAGGCAGTAGCATTACATAGTAGTCAGGCAAAAAGACTAAGAGCATCTGACGAGTTTAAGAAAGATGCAGGTAAAGCAGCAAATAAAATACCTGGTCAACTTGATAAAGCAGTTGCAATGCATGCAAAACAAGCAAAGACACTTAGAGCAGCTGGAGTAAAAGAAACATATTCAAACTGGAGAGAAGAAGTTAAGAGAGATGAGTATGGTGATCCAATTGGTGGTCCAAAGATTTCAAAGAAACAACTTAAGAAAAATCTATCATCAAATACACCTGATGAGCAACATACTACAGCAACAAGTGAGGGATATATTGATTTACCATTAGAAGTTGAAATACCAAATACCGAATCAAAATTTAGATTAGGTCTTATGTTCCGTGAAAGTTTGGAACAAGATAAAGGAATGCTTTTTATATTTGAAGAGGTGGGTCAACATTCATTCCATATGAAAAATACTCGTATACCACTTGATATTGCATTCGTCAGAGAAGATGGAATTGTTGAGAGTATTAAACAATTAACACCTAATAGTGTATTGCCAGTATATTCAGATGGTGAAGTATTATTTGCAATTGAAGCAAATCGTGGTTGGTTTACAGAAAACAATGTAGAAATTGGAGATGAGATAGTTCTAGGAGAAGCAAAAGATAAGAAAGGAAAGGGTAGTGGATCAAAAGATGCTTGTTATCATAAAGTCAAGTCAAGATACTCTGTATGGCCAAGTGCATATGCATCTGGTGCATTGGTTAAGTGTCGTAAAGTAGGTGCTGCAAACTGGGGTAATAAATCAGAATCAGTTGAGATGAAGAATTATCTCGATAAGAAAGCAAAAATGCTGACTAAGAAGAGAGATGCACAATCTGATGCTGCTAAAAACAATCCTCATTTTGATAGTACACAACCCTCACCATCAGGTAGAAATAAGTATGAAGAAGTTGAATTAGATGAAAAGTGTTGGAAAGGTTATAAAAAGAAAGGTATGAAAACTATGTTTGGAAAAAGATATCCAAATTGTGTGAAGGCAGAAGAGTTTTCAAACTGGAGAGAGGAAGTAGGTTATGAGGATAAGGACGACTCAAAAAAGATTGAAGAAGCCAAGAGTCCTGCTTGGCAAAGAAAGGCAGGTAAGAGTGAGTCAGGTGGACTGAATAAAAAAGGTGTTGCATCATATCGTGCTGCGAATCCTGGTTCTAAGTTAAAGACTGCTGTTACAACAAAACCATCTAAATTAAAGAAAGGATCAAAAGCAGCAAATCGTAGAAAATCTTTCTGTAAGAGAATGACAGGTATGAAAAAGAAACTTACCTCCGCAAAAACTGCAAGAGATCCAGATTCAAGAATAAATAAAGCACTTCGTAAGTGGAACTGCTGATAAATTATGACTGATAATGTATACCTTGGTAATCCTAATTTAAAAAGAGCAAATACTCCTCACGAATTTACAGAGGAGCAGATAATAGAGTTTGTCAAATGTAAAGAAGATCCTGTTTACTTTGCAAGAAATTATATTAAGATTGTATCTCTTGATGAAGGATTGACACAGTTTCATCCTTATGATTTTCAGGAAAAGTTAATTAAAAACTTCCATGATAACCGTTTCAACATATGTAAGATGCCTCGGCAGACGGGTAAATCTACTACATCTGTATCGTATCTTTTACATTATGCTGTTTTTAATGATAGTACAAACATTGGTATCCTTGCTAACAAAGCAGCCACTGCCCGTGATTTATTAGGTAGATTGCAAACTGCATATGAGAATTTACCTAAATGGATGCAGCAAGGTATAATATCTTGGAATAAAGGAAGTTTGGAGTTAGAAAATGGTTCTAAAATACTCGCAGCAAGTACGTCTGCTTCTGCTGTCAGAGGTATGTCTTTCAACATTCTTTTTCTGGACGAGTTTGCCTTTGTTCCTAATCATATTGCTGAGTCATTCTTTGCCTCAGTATATCCTACTATCACTTCTGGTAAAAACACCAAAGTCATAATGGTATCTACCCCTCACGGGATGAATCATTTTTATAGATATTGGCACGATGCAGAGAGAGGAAAGAACGAATATATCCCAACAGATGTTCATTGGTCTGAAGTACCAGGCAGAGATGATGTATGGAAAGAGCAAACAATAGCAAATACATCAGAGCAACAATTCAAAGTTGAGTTTGAATGTGAGTTCTTAGGTTCAATTAACACATTGATTGCACCTTCCATATTGAGAAATATGGTATATGAAACCCCAATTACCAAGAACGCAGGTCTTGATATTTACGAAAAACCAGAAAAAGATCATAATTACATAGTTACAGTTGACGTAGCAAGAGGACTTGGTAATGATTATTCTGCATTTATAGTATTTGATGTTACTCAGTTTCCTTATAAAGTGATTGCTAAGTACAGAAATAATGAAATTAAACCTATGTTATTCCCAAATGTAATACTTGATGTTGCAAAAGGGTATAATAATGCTTATGTTTTGGTTGAAGTAAATGATATTGGAGATCAGGTTGCATCTATTTTGAATTATGATTTAGAATATGAGAATATACTTATGGCGTCGATGAGAGGTCGTAATGGTCAGATAGTTGGTCAAGGATTTTCAGGAAAGAAAACGCAGTTAGGTGTTAGGACAACTGCTGCTGTGAAGAAATTGGGTTGCAGTAACCTGAAAACACTAATTGAAGATCATAAGTTAATCACTTGTGACTACGAAGTTATATCAGAATTAACTACATTTGCACAGAAACACAACTCATTTGAAGCAGAGGAAGGGTGTAATGATGACTTAGCAATGTGTCTTGTTATATTTGCTTGGTTAGTTCAGCAGGATTATTTCAAAGAAATGACTGATAATGATATAAGAAAAAGGATATATGAAGAGCAGAAGAATCAGATTGAACAGGACATGGCACCATTTGGGTTTATTCAAACTGGTTTAGAAGATTCAACCTTTGTTGACAAAGATGGAGATGTATGGCATACTGATGAATACGGTGATCGTTCTTACATGTGGGATTATAGATGATTTCAGCTTTACTTTTCAGTTCTAGTTTTCTTAACTTTGCTTTTTACATATATGCAATTGGATTTGTTGTTGCATTAGTGTTGGAACAAATTGTTAAAAGAATGGATAATGAAAGAAATATCTACATCGTTGAATCAAATCGAAAGTATCTGTGGAGACAAACTTGGGTAATAAACATTAACTGGTTTGTATGTAATGTAGGACTATACTTTGTATCAAGAAATATAACTCCAGTGGATAACTTTTGGAGTGAAGGTCTATGATATGGAAAATCCATTTAAATATTGGAAGTTAAAAAAATTATTATCCAACTCATTTCCAAATAAAAAAATAATTATTACAGATAATAAGGACGGATCGCAGACAATAAGTATAACTTAGTTGCATGTAGACTACATGAAAAAGGATATTTTAATAAATAATTTCAGAAATAATCTGAGATTCGGAGAACAAAGATGCCAC